CTTCTTCTGTTATGAGCAGTTCATCTCCACTCTCATCTATCGTCAAAATCCTGACGGGCGTCGAAACGAGCCCCAGAGCCGCATCATCAATCGTTACATAATCGGTAGGCTCAAGCAGGATGTAATTTATCGGGAGAGTGAATGTGTACTTGTTCCTGATGTACAGATTTCGTTGCAGGATGAGCTGTGCAGAAGATTGCGCTATAATGGTATTGCAGATTTGGTGCGCTGTGACATTTGACATGGCCCGGAGACCGTAAACGTCGACGTTGACTTGATCGTTTGCCCGAATAGACGCTTTGTTGTAACTGTTAGCCCTATCAAGGCACTCAATATCAATCTGATTGTAAGCATCGGCTTGTGACCCTCTCTCAATCAGGACAGGATCATCGCTTCCCGACCCAACGATAAACGCATCATCTCCGAGTTCATAAATCGGCGTGATATTTGGTGTGTAGGTGTAGCCGTTCGCCGTTATCGCGGTGTCTCCATACGGCGTGATCTTTAGCAACCCCTCGCTGAAATACGCCTCTGAATTCGTCAGCGCCAGTAGCTCCGTTATCGCTTTTGCTGCGGTTGCGGATGTATCGTACGATGGCGAAAAGAGCAGGCCGTTTGCTATACAATATGCCTTGTAGCTTGTCCATATCCCGATATTTGCGGCAGGGAACCCCGCGCCGTACCGAGCATTTGTTAATAAATCGGTGATAATGAATCCTGGATCGACGTCCGGCACGCCTGTGACGCTTGAGCCGTATCCATGGCCAAAAACTTCAAAGGTAAATTCTGGTAGTGTCGCAGAACTTCCGAGATTGTAATTAGACGTGCATATATATGACAGGTTGTTATAATTCAACGACTTAAGTGAATCAAATGTCGTTAAATACCCCCATTTTGATTGAGATGGAGCCCCCGTGAAAACGGTAAATCCATCGACATTTCCTTTCCCGAATGCCGATAAAATTGACGCTGTACCTGTAAGCGGTGCCGAAACTCCATTCTTCCACATGGAATTTATTCCGGCGATTTCCCCTTCACATATCCCGATGGCAAATGAGGCGTAATAGGTATATCCGGTTATGACGGTGTTCCCTCCGCCCTTTCCTGTGTTTTGCGTCTGCGCGACTGACTTAAAGTCGCCATACCATATCATGTTCCCCGGGACTCTTGTTGCTCCATAGATAACCGGTAGAGTTAAGCCGTATACTGAAGTTGATACCGATAACCCTGTCTCAGCTACAGGCGTGCTTGCGCTTCCTGACCCTCCTGAAAATAGACCTCCCATTATGCAACATCCTCTTTAAATGGTGACCAAAACGAATGGAACCGACCTCTTAACTCAGAATCGCTTGCGCTTACAAGGACAACTCCTTGCATCACATATGAGTGGATCAGTTCACCCGGCCAGTCAATAATTATAGCGGCATGAGATGCGCACCGACCGAATTGGAATAGGGCTATATCCCCTTTTTGTGGGTTTTCTACTCTCGTGCAGTATTTCTCTACCCAGCCGAGATATCTCTCCTCTGATCTATGCATATGCCAGTCATGCGGGTAACTTCCTGTGTCAAACTTCTCTACTACTCCCGCTTTAGAATAGACCTCTATAAGAATTTGTGCACAATCAACACCAGCCCCTTTCACCGCTGCATGATGATGGTAAGGAGTACCTAACCATGATCTCGCCTCTTGAATTACTCGATCCCTCATACAGCAGTCTCCGGTATCGGTACAAATGGTTGGCCCTTGAAGTTGGCGCTATTACTGAACTTCGCCTGGCAGGTCGCGTACTGTTTGTCACATCCTGCGTAAAGCATAAAAGTGTCACCGGATGCCGGAGATGTCGGGAATGGGCTGAGAAGAGTAAGAACCCCTCCCGTCCATGATTTTACCGTTCTGGCCTCTCCGTTTGCCGAACCTGATGTAAAAATTATTCCTCCCTGATTCCAGTAACCTGCGGGCTGGCTTGCTGCTGTCCCTGATATCGTCAGTGTAGTGCCGGTAATCGTACTTACCGCCCCGGATGCTGAGTATGAAGATCGAGACAAGGTGCAAGCCCCATCGTAAAGCGAATTCTGGCAAGCTGCCTGGTAGACGTTTCGAGGAACGTTGACGTTTAATAGGTCAGTCAAAGAGTTGATCGTAATTGAGGCTCCGTTTCGGCTTGGAGAAGCCTTGGCTACGCGCCCGGTAAACCAATTGACGGTACCGATAACCGAATGATCCGCATTAAGGAAAGCCCGATCAACCTTTATCATGGCTCCGTCGAGAACTCCCTGAGTGATTGCCTGCATAAAAGGTATGCCAAGTACCAGCATCGATGCTGTCGCATTAACTGTAATGTTCATCGTTGCGACTTCAAGACCGATTGTCTGCTTCAATCCGTCGCGAGAGAAAACTGCATCGTTGCCTTTGAACGTATGTCCTCCGTTTACTACATCGTAATCTGAGCCGGAATAGTAGTAATTGGTGTAGGTTACGGACAGGCCGCTTGCCCATGCTGTATTGACTACAGAGAGGGTGTAAAGATCAACGACGATGAATTGACTATTTGCAAGCAGATAAGCGCTGGTGAGGCTTCCTGTAGGTGTTTTCATAGTTCAATCCATTCCATCATTACGCAAAAAGCAAACAACTGCCCTGCCACGAAAAAGCATGCGATTATATTGGGTATAAGGTCATCCATGATTACAACTTGTTGCTTAATGATCCGTACAATGTCAAACCACCGTTTGTCCAGTAGTCCTGCATAAGCTGTTGAAAATCCGTTGTGTCGGTGTCGAAACGGCACCGGAAATAATAGTTTCCTGTCCAGATCAACGCCGTACCATTTGCCGGAGCTGATGAGAATGTTACAAGTCCTGTACTGCTGATTGACGCAACTGAACCGCCGGTAATGGTTGGCGTGCCGTTGATGTTCATAACCGGCTCAAGAAAACTTGTTCCTCCGCCGAAATCTCTGGCAAGCTGAAACGTGGTTGTTGAGCCGTTGCCAGTCCCAAACTGCTGGTTTGTCGCGAGGTTGTCTGTCGTGTCCTCAAACAAAAACGAGTCGAATGAACCCTGTCTGTTGATGAAAAACCCCATAAGCTGCTTGAGTTCATCGAACGGAGACGATGGAACCTGCACACTCATTTTGTCCCTAAGGAACTCAAAATTAAGCTTGAAGCTATACATAGGGGTAGCCATATAAGCCACCCGCGTTTCACGTCCGGACACTGCCTTTTTAACGACAGTGTTGAATGTCGGTGTCTTAACCGTATCCCATGTAATGCCGGGAAGTGTAGGGAAAATGGCGTTTGACATTAGTTAATTGTATTTGTGGTCAGGTTCTTTTTTAAGGCGCTTAAAAAGCTCTAAGGTCATTCCAGAGGTAAATCCATAAAGAAGAATAAGCTCTTCGCCCTCGGTCAATGTTCTTTTAAGCAACTCTTCGACTCGTTCAATCATGAACTCCTCGTATTTTTCGCTTTGTATTAATGCTGACTCCATTGCTGATTTAAAAAGAGAATCTTCTGTCATCTTCTGAGGTTCCTTAGTTGATGTTTAAGACTGTCCTGTAATGCGCCCCCGTTATCCATAAGCACCTTTCTCACTGAAGGCCCGTCCATGGCATGGATATGGACATGGATATCCCCTCCATTATTCCCTCCTCCGCCGTTATTCGAATTGTTTCCTGACATGCCTCGTATAACATCCGCATACCTTGCAGGCAAAACCATCTCGTTTTGATGGAGCTGAGTGAGAGGGTTTATTCCTGAGGGAATGTCATAACCTCCGGATGCTGAGTGTAATCCCCCCATGACCATCGCAATAGTCGCCGCAAATGCTGCAGCCGCAAGCGCTGGCCCTATAATCGGGATTCCTGCCTGCGATGCTGCCGCTCCTGATCCTGCCTTGATCGCGTTATCGGTCACAATCGGCACTGTGGTAGCCGCCGATATTGTCGTTTCCTCTGCGGCTGACTTAAGGTGTAATGCGATAAGCAAAGAACTGAACG